TCGGCTCGTAAAAGCACGGCTTGCCATGTATCACCCTGACTTGCTTTTCCTGGTGTGTCGCTGTTGGGATTTTCATCGGTATGAAAAAATGCACCATTGAGAATATTTCTCCTTTCTCTTTTTTTTTGTCGATGATTTTTTGTCGGTTTTTGGTTGAAATGGGTAGTTACTTTTTCACCGTCAAGGGGAGGGGCAGTCAAGCCCCCTCCCCTAGGTGTAAAAAGTCACGTACACCCATTTCAAACCTGTGCCTTTTTTCTGTGTCTTTTATGTATATATAGACAAAATTGGCACAGACACAACATTAAAAATCAGCGTCATTTTTTAATCTTTATCATCATTATCATCGTTATTTTCCATCGGCCATATCTCGCCTTTATCAATCTCAAATTCTCCAGTCTTGAGAATCCTTTTTCTAATACCGAACCGCTTGAGCTTCTTTCCGAAAAACTCTTCTGAACGCTCTACAAAGTCGGCCAACGTTACAGGCTCATCTTTCTCGGCCTGTAAAACTTCGTAGGCGTCAATGATTTCCTGACGCTCGCGCTCGGCTTTTTCCTTTTTCGCGCTGCCATCGCTCTTGTCTCTCTGGTGGAAGGTCTTGCCGTTGATTTCAACGTCTGGGCGAATGTCTTTCAAAACGCCTTCGCGGTCGAGCGTGTGAATCGGCCATCTGAAATAGATGTCTTTATCGTCCGGCTTTTCAAACTCTCTCAAGGTACACGATACGCGCCAAGCAGTCGTATGCTTTGCGGCAGAATCTGTCTGCGCCGTGAGATGTCCGACCTCTTCCATCTGCGCCGCGTCAAGGTTCGCGCGTGCGTATTCCATCATCTGATACTCCGAGAGTAAATCATCCGGGCCTACGTCGCTACGCCATCCTACCTTGTGACTATCAAGATAGTCCGCAATAGCCGCGCAAGCATATTTATTTTTGAGATAGTTGATAGTATCAGGCTTGAGTGGAAGTTCGATTAAGTCTAGCAGCGCGTCAGGGTCACGAGCGAACACACCGGAACCGCTTGCCCTGTCCATCGCCTTCTTACCGCCCTGTGCTCCTTTGCTGTGGTGATGGCAGTAAATCGCCGCGCATCCGACTTCGCTTGCGATTTTGTCGAACTGGTTGCAGAAGAGCGCCATTTGCTCCGCGCTGTTCTCATCGCCCGTAATGACTTTGTAGATTGGGTCGAGGATGACGGCAACCGGATTGATTTTCTTTGCGCGCCGTATCAGCTTCGGTGCGAGTTTGTCGAGTGCGAGCGACTTACCGCGCAAGTTCCATACTTCTACGTTCCGCCGCATGTCGGCCGGAATCTTGAGCCTATCATAGACATCGGCGAAGCGGTGCAGGCAGGACGGGCGGTCTAACTCAAAGTTAACGTAAATGACGCGCCCCTGCTGACATTTCCACCCCATCCAGTCACCGCCGCAACCGATAGCAATCGCAAGTTCGATTTGCAAGAAAGACTTGCCCGCCTTAGAAGGGCCTGACAGTAACATCTTGTGACCTTTGCGGAGGATGCCGTCAATAAGCGGATCAGCGAGCGGCGGCAGGTCGTTCCAGTCCAGTTCATCAAGATTTTCAAAGTCCGGTAAATCGTCGTTCTGCTCCTCAAACCACTCTTTCCATGATGGAAAATCCTGCTTGCCGATATTTACCGCAATCAGCCATTGCTTTTTTCCTGCCCGCATAAGTCCGGGCATACGCGACAAGCGGGACGGATTGCGATTCTGCTTGTCAAGCTGCAGACCGTTCTTTTCACACACGCGATACAAGTAATCTACACGCTTTCGATACTCATCGTAGCCGTTTGCATCAATGTGAACGATAGCATGAAGCGACTTTTTGCCGCTATGAACGAGACACGCAATTGGCAGCTCCAGCTTGCGAAGAATCTCATTCTGAACCTCACATGAAATCGAATCCGATTCAATTAACGCATATCTGAAATCTGTCACGTTCGCATTTTTGACACCGTTGCCGTCAAGCGGATTGAAGCGAATCCAACCGCCGCAAGACTGGTTATAATCGCCCATCGTAGCGCCGATATCATCGCCGTACCTCTTGAGCTGTTCAATGAGTTCACCCGCCGTGCGGCTATAAATCCCCTTCCCGGCGGGGACAAAACGACTCCCCTCATCGCGCTGCCAACTTTGCACGCAATAGCCGACATACTCTTCGGGCTGAAAAAGCGTCTCAAGATAAGTGATTAAGTCTTTAGACGGATGCCATTTTTCCGGTTCATTGAGTTCGCGACCTTCTAGCCACCTTTTATCAATGATAACTTCTTCGTCTTTCGACTTGCCGACTGTGAGCGTTGCATCCCACGAAAGCGGCTCATCACCGTCAGCAGGACGCGGCGGCTGCCAACCGCGCGCCTTTGCCATAAAGTATACCGTGCCGCCTGTCACAGTTGACATAGCTTCCTCGCGGAACGATTCCCATTTCTTGACGCATTCGCCCGCATGATACCGCCGCGAATCCTGTGCGCTCCAGTTATCCCACACCGAAACAGGAAATCCCTCATGCTTGAGCGCCATGCCGACCTGTGCCCACTCTTGATAGCTACACCCTGCCGGGTCGATATACTTGAGCGCGTCTATCATATTGTCCATATCAATCACTCCTCAGATTCTCGCTCCATCCTCTTAATCTCACGGCTCAAGTACCACTCCGCCTTTTTCAAGTCTTGCAAGCCGTCTTTTGTCTTGCGCCCGGCGCGGGCGATGTATTTGACTACGTTGCCGAGATGAAAGCCGAGCTCCCACGCTTCGATGGCGTCGATAGCCTCGATACCGCCGCGCTTGTAATATGACGGATGATTCACACCTTCGCGGCGTTCAATATCTGCGAAACGTCGGAGCGCAAGTGCACAACCTACCGTGCCGGGATTGCGCTCACACAAGTCCCTACAACAGCATTTGCTACAATTAGCCACTTTCGTGACCATCTGCTTTTCTTTCTCTTCAATGTCTGCGAGCTGTTCCTGCGGATACGTCGGAGCATCATTGATACAATTGCCGTTTCTATCGCAAGTCTCCATTATTCTCCTCCCGTCACATCAATCAGCTTCGCCGCGACCGTCAGCAGCTGATTGCGGCTCATGTAGTCAATCTCCACTCCGTAATAATCTTCCTGCTCTTTGATTGCATCATCCATCTTCGCCGCAATGTCCTCATCTTCTGCGTACATCGCAAACGCATTATCAATCCAGTCCATGATGTCCGCTGTGTTGCCGTCAAGCAATTCCGGCGCGTCTGCTTTGATTTTGTCGATATACCACTCACTTTTCATCGCCACTCACCTCTCGTAGAATTCATCCCACATGTTAACGATATATCTCTCTGCGCATCCTATCCGATGCCCATGATCTTCCGAGCAGATGAAGCGCCTGCATATGTTCGGGCGCACTTTGTAGATACGGCACTTCTCGCGCTCTTTGCCCGTATCGCAGAACGGACACACACCGTCAAACATACTGTCATCGTCAGAATGATGCACGGGCAAAATATGATGACGCTTGATGTACACCCGTATCTTGCGTATCTCCCTGTCCGATAGCGGCAGGAATGTCGCACAGCACGCGCCGCACTGACTACACTTACCATTGGCCGTCAGGTCTGTTGTCTCTGCCGTCAGCATATCTTCGAGCGTACTGACATTGAAAACATCATCCATCACACTGCGCCTCCCATCGCTTCATCCTTCCATCCTCCAGCAGGACGCCACAGGTGCAAGACGTTCGTCATGCCGCCTACACCATGGACATACTGCGATTCTTTCGGGTGGATTTGGTGCACTTCTTCCTCTGCGTCCCAAAAGATTTCCTTGACCTCGCACATCTCTTCCCACGTCGGCGTTTTCCTGCTGCTGTTGTAGACGCTCACGCTAACGTGTTCCCATCTACCATCGGCAACACTCACCATAACCGAGAATGTGCGCTGCTTGTCTGTCCTGAGCCGCAGATAGCCTCCATACAGCCCGCTGCCGATGTCATCAAGCTGGATAATGCGGGTATCCTCTTTGATTTTCTTCAAGTCTCTCACTTAATCCGCCTCCCTAGTTCCGCGCAAGCCCATACATGAACAAAAAGCATATGAACGCCAATGCTATTGCCGTCGTGCACATCGCCAACCACTCCCTTCATCCCAGTTGCTGTAGTCAATCAGCCCGACAATGCTGCTCACTCGTCCAACTCTCCGCACACGCCGAACCTTTCAGCCATAGGTAATTGCTCAATCCACCGGCAAAACGCACGCCATTCTGGATTTTTGTGATACTTACGCTGCTTGTAAATTGTCTTGAGTGTCGCGTAGTTTGTCGTAATGCGACTTACAAGCATAAGCCCTTCGGGGATGTTTG